ATGCGAGCAGACAAAGAAGGATGGCCAGACCTCCAGCCCTCATCTTCAGTCGTTGCCACCAGTTCAACTCTGCTGGTACCTCCTTGATGACTTCGACGGGATATGGTGCTGGAACGCTGTCAGTCTTTGATATATATACGGTGTCGCGTACTTCTTTCTTCAAGAACTCTGTGTGCCAGTGCTCTATCTTCACAGTGTCGTTTTTCTCGCTAACGTGGGTGGAGTCCTTCAGATACACACTATCCTTCACTATCTTCGTCTGGATCAAGGTGTCGGTGTGGTGCTCAATGACCGGCACATACTTCGTCGTGGTGCATGATCCCAACAGGGCACACAGCAGAAGTCCGAACAATATCATAACAATATACGAGGCCAGCTGTAGGCATCCTGCCTTCATTCGCTCGTCGTCACTCATGCCCTTGTATGGGTCATTATCTGGATGCATCCAGAAATCGTTTGGGTTCGTAAAATCCATCATAATCATTTAGTTTTAGTTTCTTAATAAAAAACGGGCAGTTCATCAAATCATAATTCAATCATATACCCGTCGTGGGTTTACTCGTCAGTACAACTTGACATTATACTTTGTTGTCATAGTTTACTAATCCTTAATAATGCGTGTCGGTATTCGTCGCTGAATATCGACACGCGGTTGTTTATCCAATGATAGCCCGACGGTGCAGATACGATGTGGCTGATGTCAGCCCAGCCTTCAGGCATGGTGTTGTAAATTGGTACGTCTGGTAATTTCATTGCCGTATCTTTGTAGTCCATACGTTGTCGCTCGTTGGAACAATACGCCAACGGACAAAAAGCCCCGATAAGTATTTCTACCTATCGGGGATAAAATGGTTAAAACTTGCTTTATTATTTCTTTTTTAATATGGAATTCATTATTATGCCATATGTTCCTTGTGCCGGTACTATCATAAGGTGTATGAACATATCGTCTTCCACGTAATATGCCTTTTCTCCGTTGGCATATATATCCATGCGGACATGGGTGTCTTCACTCCATGACTGGTGAGCTGCATTGTGCCCGGTCTTCTTGTTTTTTATATCAAAAACAATAATGTTGGACTCTCCTATGCGGTCATTTTTTAAGTTCCATTCATATAAACCAAAACTACCCTTATCTACATTGGCGGCTTTGGTGAATAAGATAGCATTGTCACTGATGTTGAATGTTCTATCCAACATAATCTTTTCCACAACAGTATTTTTGCTTTTCTTTGTGGTGTCATTCTCTGTTTGCGCACTCGCGACTATCATCACAAGTAAAAGCGCGATCATTGTTAATGTTCTTTTCATAGTTCCTTATTTTTTACGTTCATTATTTGGTTAGTGTCTTCATCGGGGCGAGGTCTGCCAGTTTAGGGTCGATGATGTCAACGGTCATGCCGAGGGCTTCGGCAATCGCCTGAATGGTTTCAAGCGTCACGGCATACTTGCCAGTCTCTATGCGGCTGATGTGGGTGCGCTGTAGTCCCGCACGTCTTGCCAATTCCTCCTGGCTCCATTCCTTCAGTTTGCGCAGGCTGGCAATGCGTAGCCCTATGCGGTCGCGTGTGTATTGTTTCTTGTTGTCTGTCATAGTTATATGTTTAATTGTTAAACTCTGTTTTTCTTCCTTTGGCAATAGCGTAGTTTTGGTAGCGCACTTTGACACAGTTGTGGCGGTTCCCTCCACATTTTAGCCTATTCCCAGGAATGTCAAATTGCTCACATCCGATGCGCCCATCACAATACACCTCATAGCTGGGGCAATACGCTCCGTAAGTGTTAGCAGGCTTTTGGGGATTGTGCCTCGGTTTTCCTTTGGTCATAGTTATATGGTCCTATTGTTTGTTTACTGCTTCTATTTTTGCCTGCCATGCGCTGGCAGCTTCACCAACCTTTACGAGTTGGCATCCATCAGCGTCAGTTTCACGTCCCAATCTCCTGTATTCACGTTGAATCACATCAAGACACGCTTGCATCTGTGCCTCAGTGCCTACAGAGGCACCTTTTAGATTTTTCACCCAATTACGGGTCTTTCCGTTCTGCCTGATTTTCATGTAACGTCCATCGGCATTCTTGATTGCAAAATAAGTATTCATAGTTCCTTATGCTTTTAGAGGTTTGACTTATTATTGTAGGGTGGGAGCGGTTGCCCTCCCCCGTTTGGTTTAGAGTGTGTACTGATAGATGATGTTGTACTGTTCCTTCACATAGATCGTCACGCTTTCGGTTGTTTTGCGCTTTGCGATTTTCTTCAGGTCTTCCATATTGAGGTCGAACCATGCGTAGCAGTCGTTCATGTTCTGTACCTGGTCGTTGATGAAAGTCTGACCGCCCTTGTGACTCTTTGTTGTGATGTCGATGAATGCCTTCATAATCTTGTGCCGCTTATCCGTTGCCGCCGGTTCTAATTGTTTATTGTTTACATTGCAAAGATAAGCATTATTTCTGATATGTGCAAGTATTTGCACGTTTTTCTTCGTGTTTAGTGTAACTTTTTATGCTTTTTCTTGCCTTTTTGCATAAGTTACCCCCAAATTGTAAAGTTAGAGATTACAAAATAAACCCTTTTTACATAATTACTTATTCGTTAGCGGTCGCTTCATCAGCGCATAACCTGGTCCGAACTCCTTGTCGTCGTAGCCAAGTCGGAAATACCACTCTATTACCCAGTGTGGGCTTTCCTCCAGCGACCACTCCAGGACGGTTACCTTTGTTCCGAGTCGCCTGGCGGTCTTGTGCGCTTCGTTCATCAGCCTTCGGGCGAGTCCCTTGTGGCGGTGCTCTTTATCCACGTACAGGTTCCACACCAGAGCCTCGTTCTGATGTTCGCCATGCTTGTAGACTGCCAACTCCACGACGCCCACCTGTTCAGTGTTGTCGAGCTCATTCTTGTGCCACATACTGATGATCACATTGTCCTTGTACTTCCACTCAGTGATGTACGTCTCGGTGTAATATTCTTCTGTCATAATTCGTGTCAATTCGTTTAATTCGTGGTTATACTTTTAACAGTGCATGTCGGTACTCCTTGGAGAATATCGACTTGCCGTTCCATATCCATACATAGCCGATGGGGGCGGTCAGTGCTCCTTTAACCTCGCGCCACCCATCTGACATTTCGTCGTATCGTGGTACATTGGGGAATTTCATAGCTTCTTTGGTAACCCGTAATTCGTGTTATTTGTGAGATTTGTGTTCGTTCTTCACGCGCTCCTGCTCTTCCTTGATAGCGTCGTTCAAGTCCGCTTTCAGTTTGCGCAGCCGCTCAAAGGCCTCATGTGATACTCGTGGACAGCCTCGCAGCCATGACTTCAGGTTTGGAATGTCAAAACCGAACTCATAGGCCTCGCTGTTGTAGTCCTGCCACTCCATGTACTGCTCCTGTGTCACATCGTTCTCAACACAGTAGATGATATTATCCATACTGATGGTGACCATACCATCGCCGTAGTCGTACACGCTGCCTACATCGTCACCTATCCAGTAGCCGTAGTGTGCGTCAAGCTCCCACATGCGCAACAGCTCCACGAGGTAGCCGTTGCACGCCTTCTCCCATTGTTCTTTCAGTTGTCGCTTCACGGCATCTTTTGTCTTGTTCATAATTGCAATATTTTTAATAGTCCATGTTTTTTAAATGAAACCCGCGAGATGTGAGACTCGCGGGGTGCCGTCTGTTCCGGCTGTCAAAGTACTGCCAATCGCCGTTTGCACGGTGGCTGGTAAGAAATTTGTGGAAAATAAATAGCATTACGTGTTATTCGAACGTCCAGAAGTCCTGGTTAGCCTCTACTTTCTTGATAGCTTGCGCATCATAGAACGTCATTCTCCGAAGAAAAGTGCTCGCTCCGTGGGGATTCTCGCCCCACACCGAGGTGCCTTTACACCCCGCTAATAGAGTTGTTCAAAATTACGTTAATTCTCACATGGGCATTGCTGCCCGCTATTTCTGCACCGCTGTGCATAGAGGTACGGGGTGGAATCGCACCACCGCTCATCCTAAGCCTTTCGGAGATACACCGCTATGCTGGTGTGCGCCAACTATCTCCTTATTCCCTTTGCACGATTGCTCTGTTTTGTCGTGCTTTCCGTACCTGCCAGTTTATGCGCCAAAGCAAGCAGGCAATGATGCCAGTCACAATGGCGACTTGTTACTGTGGTGTAATACTCTGATCTGCTTGATCGTGCAACAGCAGTGCGCTCAAAATCATTTGAACATGGTCCACCTTGCACGACTGGCTGCTGTTAGCCTTGACGGGCTTCATGTTCTCCATGCCGTCGGTGCTCTCGGCCAGTTGGCAATTGCCGAACTCCCACGGCCAGAGGGGTGAGGGCGAGAGGTGAATCATCGGGTTGGGCTCCACACGACCGTCCTCGGCTTGAATGCCACGGTGGATCATGTAGTCGAACTCCTTGACGGCGGGGCTGTAGGTGGCGAAGTTCTGGCGCACGGGCTTGATGAGCGTCTTGGGGTCAAGGCCGACATCCACGAGCCACTGCGTCAGAGCGTTGATGACGTTCTTCGCGTTGTAGGGGTCGTAGCCGAAGCCGAAGAAGTTGACGTTCTCGGCGTCCAGTTCGATGATGCGGTTGACAGCCACGGCGGGGTCGAAGGTCTTGCCAGGCACGATGTGCAACCAGCCCTCTTCGGCCCACTTCATCAGCAGCGCACGGATGGGGCTGTCGTTGACCGCTGCCTCGCTCATGTAGGCATCGAGGTCGGCGAAGTACTCCATCTCCTGAAGGTCGTCGCGCCAGCGTTTAGCGAGATACGAATTACCATTCAGGTCGTCACCCTTGGAGAAGTCGGAGCCCACCATCACCTCCCAGCCTTGGTCGGCGGTGCAATCGTCGATGCGTCTGGGGCACTTGTAGCCGCCCGTAGGCCACTCGCCCTGAATGGCGCGTATCTCGTCGGGGCTTACCCACTTAGATACACGACTTGATTGCCACATATTAAAGTCCTTCGTCAGTACCTCCTGCTTGGTGTCCTCGGTGCCGGTGGCGGCTTCGTGCAGTCGCTCGCGGTAGTAGGTGGGCTGCACGGTGGTGCCGATGGAGCGGTTTACCTTCTTGAAGAGTTCGGGGTCGTCGAGCTTCGTCAGGTCGTCGGTCAGCTCCCACTTGTCGAGCTGGAGCAGGAAGGCGCACCAGTAGTCGTCGGGCGTGCGGTGGGGCTGTCCGAGG